GACATGTCAGACTTGCCCGTGCCAAACCGTATCGTGGATTACATCTGGTGCAGGCATGCGCTAGAGCATTCGCCCTACCCGATGTTTACTTTGTACGAGTTCAACAGGGTGATGAAGCTGGGCGGGAAAATGTACGTGGAAGTCCCTGCTCCTAATTGCCCAAGAGCGCACGAGTTCAACCCTAACCACTACAGCATACTTACAACCAACATGTGGGTGGCTCTGATGCAAAGGGCTGGATTTACCGTGGAATCGGTACACAACATGTCGTTTGAGCTGGCTAACGACCAAGGTCCTATTCCTGAAAGCAATCTCATCTTCTTACTGGAAAAAAATGAAAGTGTTGTCCAAGAAAGAGCTTATGCGTCAGATGAAGCGTTTTGTGGCTGACAAAGACAGAGGCATTTCGATGGCTTTGTTTGCCCAGCTTTGCGGTTTGACACCTGACAAGATGTGGACTATTTTCATTACAGAGACAGAACCGCTATCTGAATACATGCAGTTGCGGGTCAACAAGGCGTTTACAGAGTGGCGAGAGGGGAATGTGCGGGTCATGCGGGACGGACACAAAAAGTTTGTGGACTACCGTAGGCAGGCAATACCGCCGCTCATGCCAAGCACTAGGCTGAATTTGACTGCTGACGGCATCAAAATCAAGGTGGGAATGGTCAACCGCCATGATTACAGTGAACTTGACCTTAACGAAGCACTTAGAGGGTAACTATGGGCATACTGAGAGACTATTACTGCGATTCACACGGAATTTTTGAGGCTTGGGAACCCCAATGCCCTATGAAGCACTGCAAATCTGAAATCAGCGTGGTGCATCTCAAGCCAGTGGGTACACGTTCTGATAAAACTAAAAAAGCTGATAAAACTATTCAAAACCTCGCCCTAGACTTTGGGATGACGGACATCAAGTCCACCAAAGAGGGAGAGCATCAGACAGGTTACATTACCCGCAACAATGAACAGCCACAGGACAAGAGTCCACGACCTGGTGACGCTGCCATCTGGGGCGGTGGCGGCAATATCAGCATGAAATCCGTGATGGGTGGACAATTCAAATCGGTTAATGGAGAATCTGTTGGCATTTCGCCCAGAGACACGGGGAACTTGACAGGGCCTAGACCCGCAAGTTATGTAAACGACCATGAGAATTTACAGGTAAGCAAATGAGAATTCCTACCGAGCCACTAGACCGAGAGTTTTTCTATCTGGATTTGATTCAGAAGTGTCTGGTGTCTCGGGAGGAAAGAAAAGCGGATTACGCTTCTCTGCGAAGCTGGTACTTGTTTGGCAATGGTCCAGACGAATCACCAGCTTTGTACAACAAGATTTTTCCCCACATCGACCAACTGACCTCGTTTCTCTACTCAGCAGAAACCACAAGGTTCAGCATTGATTTGGGTGCAGCCGTTCCTCAAGAGGAACACAACAAGATTCCTTCACTGACCCGTGCGCTTAATGACGAGTGGTTGAGCAGCAACGCTGACCAGGTGTTTTCCACCGCCGTGACATGGGCGCTGGATTACAACAGCACATTTATCAAGCTGGTTATCAACAAAGGCATCCACCCTTACATGGTAGAGCCAGCCACGATGGGGGTGTTGCGGGAAGATACGCCTTATCTGGACCGCCAAGAGGCGTTTGTACAGACGTACTACATCACCAAATCCGAGTTGTACAACCGTTTGTACAGCCATCCTAATCGTGAAGCCATTGTCAAGCGGGTCGAGAGTACCCAGCACGAACGCACAGAGATAGCCAACGGGATTGAGCGCATCATTTTGAGCCAATCCAATCCCACGATGTACGGTAACGTGAACCTCGACCTTGCTGGCATGAACCGCTACAAGGCCACGGTTGCGGAAGACACGGTAGAAATGACTGAGTTGTGGGTGTGGAATGACGACACCAATGACTATCAAGTCGTTACCAAAGCAGACCCAGATGTCATCATCTACGATAGACCAGGCGAAACTGTATTTCTAAAGGGCGAGTGCCCGTTTGTACAGATATGCCCTAACCCTTTGTATGACTACTTCTGGGGTATGTCAGAAGTACAGCGCCTGATTTTCCTGCAACAGCTACGCAACAGGCGTATGTCAGAGATTTTGGACTTGCTGAGTAAGCAAGTTGCACCGCCTACAGCCTTGATTGGCTTTACAGGCATCATGGACGAAAAGAATTTTGCCCTCAACAGGGCTGGTGGACTGCTGGCAACCGACATGCCAAATGCAAAAGTTGAGAAGTTAGCCCCGCAAATCCCACCAGATTTGTTCCGTGAGATAGGTGAAATTGACCTGATGTTTGAAGAAGCGTCAGGAATTGTCAGCGTGTTGCAAGGCAGGGGTGAGCAAGGGGTGCGCTCCAGCGGTCACGCCAGCCAACTTGCACGTTTAGGGTCAAGCCGAGCCAAAAAACGGGCGTTAATCATTGAAGACAGCCTAGAAAAGCTCGCTACTTTGTACTTGAAGTGCATGCAGTCTTACAACAACACGCATTTCAAAGACATTAACGGTGTGCCGTTCATTGCCGAGCAATTTACAGGTGATTTTGTAGTGAAAGTGGACGCTCACTCCAATTCACCCATTTTTACAGAAGACCAGCGTACACTTGCTTTCAATTTGTTCAAGGCAGGTGTCATTGACAAGGAATCTTTGTTGGATATGCTGGACCCACCCATGAAGCAGTTGTTGAAAGACCGTCTGAAGAAGATGGAAGAGAAGCAACAGCAACAACAGCAGGCGCAAGCCCAGCAACAGCAACAGAAATCTGAACCTGAAGGAGAAGAGTGATGGCAACGCAGCAAGTACAGCCCCGTGCTGACCAACCGAAAGTAACCACTGGCACGTTAAAACGTGGTGAACAAATGCCTAGCTTGACTTACAGGCAAACAGGGATTAAAAATACTTCTGGTGGTCGTAATCAAAGGGATTACGCTCGCCGTTAACCAACCAAGGAACCACCATGTACCGCAAACACGCTAAAAAAGCTCGCAAGACTCGCCGTTAATAGGTTTCCCCCGCAAGGGAAAAGGGGTGTGGCTTCCTTCCCCTCACCAAAAGGTCGCCGCCTCTAACCTGGAGAAGACCATGCGTAAAGCTCGCAAAGGCCGTAAAAGCCGCAAGTAATCCGTAAGGGTTTGTCATGGGGTGCTGACATAAACTCACCCCACCTATTGACAAGATGTTTGTAAGTGTTTACAAACGCCGAAAAGGAGTGGTTATGAGTGTACCTGCCGATAAGTTGATGGAATTGATGAAAGGCTCTCGCAGTGCGGGTGGCGGCTCTCCATCTTCTGTCAATATGCCTGGCATGGCAGACACAGGCGGTATGTCAGAATCAGAAGCTCCTCCAATGGCTTCTCCCATGTCCACTCCCGAACCCAAAATGGGCACAAAAGAAGCTGCCATGATTAACATTGGCATGGCAATGGATTTGCTAGAGCAATCTTTGCCTGCTCTTGGGTCAGAATCTGAAGAAGGACAGAAGGCACTGGCTGCTATTCGTCAACTGACAGGTCTGATGGGTCCAAGAAAGAACAAAACCAACGAATTGCAGCAATCTGAGATACTTCAGATGCTACAGACGCTTCCACAGGCAGGTGGCGCAACGCCTGAAGGAAGAGCGATGGCACAAGCGCCGATTCCTGGTATGCCTCCGCAAGGTGGCGCACCTTCACCATCCCCAATGTAAGGAAACATCATGGATTTGTTCAAACCCCGTGGCGCAGCAGCCCCTCGCCGTCCTACTGATAACAATCAGCAGCACGGTGTTGTAACCAACACACCTCGCTTTTCTCAGCTTGGCGGTTTGTCAGCCCCTAACAAGGTTGGCAAAACTGGCATGGCTGTTCAAAAGCCTGGTGACGGCAAAAAAGTTATTTAATCAAGACTAGAGGGTAATCATGTCTTTAGAAAATCTGTCCTTAGAAGCTCGTGACGAGTTGGCTGCGCTGGCTCAAACACTTGCTGAAAACCCCAACACTCGCAAAGAATTTTTGCGGATGACCAAAAGGGTCAAGCCTGACCTACCTATTCCAGAGCTGGATATGGAAGACTACACACACAAAGCTGTCAGCAGGTCTGAAGAGCGTGTGCAGCAACTAGAAGCCAAGCTGCGGGAGCGGGACGCTATTGAAGAACTCAACAAGCGTAGGCAAAACCTTTTGAAGAAGGGCAAGATTTCTTCTGAAGACGAGATTCAGGAAGTCGAAAAAATCATGCTGGAACGTGGCATCAACAATCACGAAACAGCAGCGGAATATCACGCTTGGATGAAGCAGGCGGCTGTGCCGACTTCTTCTGGTTACAACCCTTCAGCCGTCAAACAATTTGACCTGAACAGTTACTGGAAGAATCCCGCAGCAGCAGCTAGAAACGAAGCGGTAAAGGCTCTCAATGACCTGCGGAAACCCGTCAGGCCTATTGGGTTGTAAGAGGGTATTGTTTTTTAATCTGTAAATAGGAGGCCTTATGGCTATTGGCGGCGGCATCCTACCAGCAACAGGGTCATCTCAATTTACAGAGTTGACCTACGTTACTCGTAGGGCTTTTATTCCCAAGCTGGTTGTCCAGCTTTATAACTCGACACCCTTGATGGCTGCACTGATTGCTAACAGTCAGCAGGCTTCTGGTGGTGTCTCTTCTGTAACCGTACCCGTGCAGGGCGCTCAGTTTGTGAACGCACAGTGGTCTGACTACTCTGGCTCTTTTGCCCAGCCTTCAGTCCAGCAAGGTGCATACAATGCTGAATTCGACCTGAAATTGATGATTTCTCCTGTGCCCTTCCTGGGCATGGAGGGTGCAGTACAGCAGGACGCAGCGATTATTCCTCTGATCGAAGCTCGCATGAACGATGCGACCAACGTGATGATGGACGCAATGGCTACAGCCTTGTACAACAACACCACCAACACTCAACAGTTTATCGGTCTGCCTGCTGCGATTGCCTCTTCTGGCACTTACGGCAACATTGACCGCTCTACCTACACTTGGTGGCAGTCCAAACAATACGCTGCTGGCTCTGTGAACCCCACACGCCAGAACGTATTGCAGTACATCTCTGGCACAGTGAAGAACGGCGCTGAAATGCCTTCTTTCGGTGTGTGCGGTTTTGGTACTTGGACCCTGTTGGCTCAAGACTTTGTGGGCCAAGAGCAGTATGTCATTACCCCTGGCTCTGGCTTTGATGGTGACTCTAACGGTCCTCAAGCTGCTTTCCGTGCATTGATGGTTGCTGGCGTACCTATCTACCCAGACCCATACTGCCCTGAAGGTACGATGTACTTCATCAACACCAACTACTTGTCTTTGTACATCCACGAGCAAGGTTCGTTTGTGTTCACAGGCTTTGAATCTACACTTCCCAACTGGCAGATTGGTTATGTTGGCGCAGTTTTGATGATTGCTGAGTTAATCAACGTCAAACCTAAAGCCATGACCAAGGTGACTGGTTACAACTACCTCTCACTGTAAGGAGTACACACCATGTCTTTAAGCGCAAATAAAATCCTACTGGCAAATGCCGCAACGAACACCGCTGGTGCTTTCCTCCAGCCTCAGTCTCTCGGCAATGCTACCGCCACCATTCCTGCTGGCTTCTATCAAATGTTAGCAACCGCTAACGTGACTATTGAGATGAACACCAGCAACAACATTTCTAGCCCCACATGGGTTGTGGCTCTTGCCAACAACACCAGCGGCTTGATTTGGAGTGATGGAACCAACTACCGTGCCAACGTGTTGGCTGGTACTCCTACTATTACCTTGTACGCATCCAATGGCGGTCAGTCTGCCAGCGGTACTTACAACTCATAATAGGGGTACGGCATGAATGCGAATCATGTAGGCTCGTTCTATCCTGACCAGTTTGGCAACTTTGCTGTTTGCACACCTTTAAGTTCTCCAATTTATTTGGGTGCAACAGGCAATGCAGTTGCCACACTTGCTCAGAACAACAATACGTCTTACATCGTTCGCCGTGTGACCGTAGCTGGTGCTAGTGGCAGCGTTGCTCTTGCGAATGTGACCATTCTGACCAGCTCAGATGGCAACACATCCAACGCAGTGACCAACGCAGCCGCTCTAACAACTGTTACAGGCTCTACCAAGTTCCAAGATTTGCCTCTGTCAACTACAGCGGCATCTACTGTGTACTCTGGTTCCTTGTATGTGTATGTTGGAACAGCAGCCGCAGCCAACAATGCAGTTGAAATTACGGTTTTCGGTGACGTTGTAACGCTATGAGTGAGGTCTGGGTAACCAACGAAAGCGATAAAGACTTAGAAGCCTCTTTCGCTTTTGCAGATTACAAGTTTCCTAAAGGCAAGACCGTACAGGTTCCTTTAGGGGCTGTAAAACACATTTTTGGTTACATGGACCCTAATAAAGAGAAGTATTTGTCCTATTTGGGCTTTATACGTCTTCACAGTGAACTCGAAGAAGGACTAGAGAGGCTTGCAAAGTTCAAGATTTCTGAGCAACCTCCCGAACAGAACCGCTCGTTACCCTCGGCGGTTGGCGTAATACCCTTGCGGATTGAAAAATCCGCAGGGGGAAAGGTCAATTCCAAAGCCGCCTAATTATGGACGCTAAATGGCAACCCTCTCGACTTATCTTACGCAAGTTCAGCGGCTGTTGCACGATGCCAATGGCGTTTTCTGGTCCGATTCTGAACTAACAGATTACATCAACGAGGCTCGTGAACGCACCGTCAGGGATACGGGCTGTCTGCGAACCTTGCAGGTGACGTACACACCCCTGTCCAGCACAGGGGTGGCTGCTACACAGTGGGCAGCAGGTACAACTTTGACTGCTGGACAATTTGTATTCTCTGGCATCTTTATTTACCAGGTCGTTACGGGCGGCACGTTGGGAAGTACAGTCCCTCCCTACCCTTACGGTAACCAAGCCTACCCACCTAGCAC